ATACAAAATTAGCCAGTGTAAAGACTGAAGATCCTGGTGAAATGTATAATGTTATAAAAGATCTAATTTTAGACGAAGATGGTATGCCAGTTATGGCAGATGGTAATGTATTACCTATGGATGTAATGACAGCGGCAGTTATGAAAGTAACCGAGACGCTGGGAAAGTAACAGAAACACCGCTTCTTGATAAAAGAGAAAGTCAAATGGTGTTAGTTATTAATGATATGGCAGAAAAATATGGTATGTTGCCTAGTGAAGTATTAGAAAAGGCTACAACGCATGATCTAATGATTTACAATAATGCAAATATGATTGCATTACGTGATCAAAAGAAAGCAAAGGGAGAAAGTATATCCGATACAATTAGTCAAACAGAACTAAATCAAATATGGGAAAACACTAAAGGAAAAGATGGCTCTTAGAATAAACGATAAAGTATATAAAAAGAAAATTAAGAAATTAGAAAAGTTCGTTGCTAACCGTCTGCCTAAATTAACGTTAGACGAATACAAACAAAATACTCCTATAGATGGTGGTAATGCTAGAAGAAATACAAAAATTACAAAAAAAAGAAGAACTGGATTTACTATATTAGCCAACTATGCTTATTCAGGTGTAATTGATCAGGGTAAGTACCCTAATCCTCCTAAAGCAGGCACAGGAAAAACAAAGGGTGGATATAGTACACAGGCACTGAAAGGCATGGGCGATCCTACATTAAAATTTATAGAAAGAACAGTGAAAAAATATATTAGGAGTATATAATGGCTATACCAATTAAAGCCACGTTAAAAGTATCAAGCAAAGCATTTACTACAGGTATCAAAGTAGCCGGTAAAGCAGTAGGCGGATTAGTTGCAGTAGCCAAAATGGCTACATTTGCTATTGTAGGTTTAGGTGCGGCATTTACAGCCTTAGTAGCCAGACAAGCGGCAGTTATAGACAGAATAGGTAAAGTAGCAAAAACAACTGGTATTGCGGCAGAAACCTTACAGAAGTTCTCGTTTGCGGCCGAATTAGCAGGTGTCAGTACTGATCAGGCTCAGGTAGCCCTACGTAGATTTAGTAGAAGATTAGGTGAGGCACAAAAAGGCACAGGTGAACTAGCACCTACATTAAAAAGATTAGGCATTAATTTAAAAGACAGTAGTGGTGAATTTAAGAGTGCAGAAGATGTACTATTTGATTTAGCAGATGCTATTGCAGACACAGAAGGTTCTAGTGAAAGATTAAGTATTGCCTTCAAGGCGTTCGACAGTGAAGGTGCTGAGTTAGTATCTGTATTAGCAAACGGATCTGATGCAATGAGAGCCTTGTTTGACGAGGCAGAAAGCCTAGGTGCAGTACTGAGTGGTAGTGCAATACAGGGTGTAGAAGCATTTAATGATGAATTTAATAAATTACAAACACTTATAAGTGGTATAGCAAATGTATTTGTGGCCTCTCTAGCACCAGCACTTACACAAGTAACTGAAGATATAGTTAACTTTCTTAAGGCAACAGCAGAAACAAACGGTGGTTTTGAGAATTTTGGTGAATTCTTAAAAAATGAATTTATAGATTTAATAAAAGAAATAGTTAAAGTATTTGCAATGTTAGGTAACATATTAATCGATATATCTAACAATATTGTAAGGTTTGGTAGAAAGATAGGCGCTAGTGGTCTACCTGAATTAACAGAGGATGGTAAAAAAGCAAAAGAACAAATAGACATACTTAAGAAAGTATTAGAAGATGCACCTAATATTAATATATTTACCGGTATGGGGCCAAACAGAATAGGACAATTTACAAAATTTGTGAAAGAATTAGATACAAGTGTTCCTATATTAAAAGAAGTGCAAAATGCTTATTTACGTTTAATGGCAGAAATGGCAGGTGCTAGTCCTGAAGCACAACAATCAATGAAAATGTTCTTTGAAGGATTATTTGATGATTTAATACAAGGGGACCTCGCATTATTTGGTGGTATAAAAGAATTAGAAAAACAAATGAACACTATAGATCCTTTTAATGTAGAAGATATATTAGAATATTTAGAAGGTTTAAAAGATGTTACCACTGAGGTTGGAAATACAAACGAGCAAGTAGAAGATCAACTTACATTCTTTGAAAAGATTAAGGCTTTATTAGATTTAATGCCTGGTAGGATGCAGGAATTTATAGATGCAACTATAGATTTTGGACAAATATTTGAAAATGTAGCCGCTAGATTAGGAACACCTATGGAAAGATTACAAAAAACACTGGAAGATGGATTAGTAAAAGGTGTAGAAGTATTTGAGCAAACATTAACAGATGCAATATTAACAGGTAAAGCAGACTTTACAGCATTAGGTGATCATATAAAGAAAGTACTTGCTCAAGCATTAGTACAAAGATTTATAACAGGACCTATATTAGCGGCATTTAAGTTAGCAAGTGGTGGACCAGCAAAAGCAGGACAACCTTATATTGTGGGTGAAGAAGGACCAGAATTGTTTATTCCAAGGAATTCAGGTACAGTTATACCTAATGATGAAACAATGGGTATAATGGGCGCTAGAGGACAGGGTATGAATGGTGGTAGCACCACTGTAAATTATAATATACAGGCAGTTGACGCACCTTCGTTTCAGCAACTAGTTGCAAGAGACCCAGAATTTATATTTAACGTAAGCAGAGCAGGTGCTCGTAGAACACCTGGAGGGTAAACAATGAGCATCCAAAGTCTTATAGATATTGCTAGTGAAATAGAAATAGATAGACGTGAGAATTATGCAGGTATTATAAGCAGAAGCGGAAAATACAAAACATCAGATACAAATATAAATGTATTTAGGTTTAACGTATCTCCTTCACAGGGTTTAAAATACAGTGAAAATCAAGCTCTACTAGTAGATTGTGATCAAACAAATGTGTTATCAACAAGCAATATAAGTCTTAACAATAATGCAGGTATGAATTATCTTACAGCAAATATGAATGGACAAACAAACAATGCTATAACAGTAGTAGGTTATAATGGCAGAGACATATACTTAGATACTACTGGCGCAACAGGATCAGGACAGATATTTCAAGCAGGAGATTATTTACAGCCTTTAGGTAACACTAACACTTATGCATATCCTTATACAGTAAGGCAAAGTGCACCTTTTAGTGCATCAAGCAGTAATGTGTTAGTACAATTACACAGGCCAATATTGGAACAGGACGGCGTAAACATTATAGGCAGTGGATTAAGATTAGGTAATGATGTAAGATTTAATGTAAAATTAGCAAATCCTGTACGTTATACTGTAAATCCAGGCGATAATTTAGTTATAGATACTATAGAACTTGTGGAGGTAATCACATAATGGCAACATCACCAACAGGACTAATGAAGTTATTAACAAGACCAACTTATGTACAGTTCTATTTAAACAGGACGCCTGCTAAAACAACTTCATTAAGTGGACATTATAAAACAAAAGACAATACTGGAATACCGTTTTATACCTTTAAATTTGCAACACATGAGGGATTTCAGTACAGTACAGAAACAGGATTAAGACCTTTTATAGAAGATTTATATGCCAGAACAGGTACTGAGAACGAAGAAGGAATTGCATTATTTGACGATAATACAAGTACATATGATTTAACAACTTATAATGGTGTTTTAACTCAAACACAACTCACTGCATTAAGGGTAATTGATGTAGGAAATAGTTATTCTGTAGGCTTACCGCATCCATACATTGAAGTAAATACAGGAGGAGTTATAGGTTCTCCTAGTGGTTTATTGTTTAAAAAAGGAGACTTTATCCAACCTAGAGGTCCTTTTGATACTTACAGATATCCTTATCAGGTTATCCAAGACGTATCATACACAGAAAATGCTAATATAGGAGTAATGGTCAATAGACCTATTATATCACAAACAGGTGTAACATTTGGTGGACGTAGTGGTCCTGACTATGATGGTGCCATATTCGCAGGAAAACATGTAAGGTTTAGGACAAAAGTAACAAAGTTACCTACATACAGTATTGTACCGCATGACAGAGTCAAATTTAATGGAGATTTTGAGATGATAGAGGTAATTCTATAATGGCTACAACAATAACACCAGTACAAGGTACACACATAAGCAGTTGTCTCTTAATTGAGTTAACATTAGATGCAACAACATACTATATCAGTAGTGCATATAAGCCTGTCACGTACAACAGCAACACTTATACAGAATTAGGCTCTTTACTACAAGTATCAGACATTGCAGAAGACGTAAGAACAACTAATGGTGATATTAGTGTTGTACTTAGTGGTATACCTAGCGAACAAGATTATTTAAGTCTTATACTAAGCAGTAAAATAAAAGGTGGTGAAATAAAAATATACAGAGCATTTTATGATTTAATCACACACGAAATAGATACATCTGAAGTATATTTAAGATTTAGCGGAGTAATAACTAATTTTGCAATAACAGAAGAATTCACACCAGGCACAGAATTAAGTAATAGTGTTACAATAACGTGTGCAAGTATAAACAGCCTTTTAGAAAACAGAATAAGCGGACAACGAACAAACCCTGACGACAGAGCAAGGTTGTTCCCTAATGATGCAGTATTTGACAGAGTACCTGAATTATATAACATATCCTTTGACTTTGGTAAAGAGTATCAATCAGGTGGTGGCGGATATGGTGGCGGCGGTGGAGGCGGTGGCGGAAACCGTAGACGTTTTAGAGATGCACGAGAAAGATAATGAAAGTCAGAAACGCAAAAATACAAGACTACGATGATATAAAGCGGTTGATGATAGACTTTGCTAACTTTAATCCAGTAGAAGATTTACAAAATCCACAATATGATTACAATTATGTAAATCAAGTTATAGACCATATCCTTAAAACAGGAATAGCTCTAGTATGTGAGCATAATGGTGTAGTAGTAGGTATGCTATTAGCAACTATACAGGGAGATTTGTGGTTACCACATGTTAAACGTATGACAGAAGTAGCATGGTGGGTAGAAGAACGATACAGAGGTACAAGCGCCGGAGCAAGATTACTTAACAGATATATAGCAATAGGCATAGAAGCAAAAGATAAAGGACACATAAGTTCCTTTACATTAACAACACTAGCAACAACACCTGATTTAAAGTTACAGGACAGAGGCTGGGAAGCAATAGATTATAATTGGTGTTATAGAGGATAAACAATGGCAGTATTTACATACATAGCAACTACAATCGCAGGTGCATTAGGTGGCGGGTTCTTTGCTACATTGGCAGGTAGTATTATAGCAGGTGGTATAGCATATGGTACAGCAAGAGCATTAGGTGTATTTGAAGCACCTAAATTAGATAATAATGATCCAGGCACAAGTATTCAGTTACCCCCAGCAACAGACAACAAATTACCTATATTATATGGCCAAGCATTTACATCAGGACCTATATTTGATGCCGCTATAAGTAATGAAAACCAAACAATGACATACTGTATCGCATTGTCAGAAGAAACACAAACAGGTACATTTAGTTGTAGTCAAGTGTTTATGAATGATGTAGAACTTATATTCTCTGGTAATACTGTAATAAGTCACAGAGACCCTAACCAAAGTACAGCAACTACATATAATGGTAAAGTCAGAGTTAATATATATCAGGGTGGTAGTGCAGGATCAGATGTTATATTCCCAGCATCAGGCACAGGTAGTAGTACAGCCGCAAGTGCTATAGTACCGCATTGGGGAGTAAACCATACAGCAAATGCAATGGTATATGCTGTATTACAAATAGATTATGATGCTGAAAACGGATTAACTGGATTACCACAAATGACGTTTAAGATGAATAATAGTCTTAATAATCCAGGGGAAGTATTGCATGATTATTTAACATCAGATCGTTATGGTGCAGGTTTAAGTACAGCTCAATTAGATGTAAACACATTTACAGGCACAGCCAACACACAAATGAAAGGATACTGTAATGAGCTTGTGAGTTATACTAATAACTCAAATGTAAGCACAACAAATGCCAGATATCAAATTAATGGTATGTTAAGTTCATTTAACGCAGTTAGCAATAATATAGATGAAATATGTCAGGCAAGTGCTACTTTCTTTACATTTAATCCTAAAAAAGGACAATTTGCCGCAATACCTAACAGAGCATTAAGTACTGCAGAATTGACTAATTGTTTAACATACAATGATGATAATATAGTAAGTAAAATAGATATTAGCAGTACAGAACTATATTCTTTATATAATGGTGTTGAGGTATCTTTTATGGATAACACCAGGAAAGACCAAACAAATACAATTAAAGTTACTACACCTGGAAGTGACAGGAACTCTAATGAACCAGATAATACATTAACATATACATTAAATATGATTAATGACAATATAAGAGCAGAAAGATTAGCCAATATTGATCTTAATCAGAGCAGAGTAGGAACAGTTATACAATTTAGTGCAGATTTTAGTGGTATGCAATCAGATGTGGGAGATGTTATAAAGCTCACTAATAGTCTATATGGATGGACCGATAAGTTATTTAGAATTATGAGAGTAACAGAAGTGCAAGGGGAATCTGGTATGATTTCAGCACAAATATCAGCATTAGAGTATAGTGCAGATTATTATACCAATCCTGTTAGTGTAGAAACGCCAGAATTAGGATTGGTAGATTTGCCCAGATTACCAGTTATAGGGCCTATTTATATACCTGAAATGTATGGAGGCACATACTCTAATGTAAGCGCCTTGCCAGGCGGTGTATTTGGTAATGTTATAGTAAATGATGTTATGAAAACATTTGGTGCAGGTACTCAGTTAGCAGATAATCCTGCCAACAAAGCATTAGGTAACGCAGATAGTTCTTTTAATGTACCACCTGCAAACATATTATTATCAGAAGAACTATATGATACAGATGGAGTAAATTTAGGAGATTATGAATTAACTGTGGTAGCACAACCAGGCGGAACAGCAAGTGGTATTAGTTATAACTATGGGCTCAGAGGCAACGTAGATGTTGTATGGGCAAATGCAACAGCAACACATAATCAGAGTATATCAACAAGTATGGAATTTAATAGTATCCCAGACGGTAATCCGCCTACAAGTATAGGTTTAGCAAAAAAAATGACACTGACAAGAGATGGTGCTACCGGTGAAGGTAATCCACCTTTAGCAGATGATTACTTCCCTGCAAATGCCACAATTAAATTAGAAGGTTATAATGATTTAGATACAACTCCTGCAACAAGACAAATTGGTAATATGGGATATCAGTTCTTAAGAGTTACAAAAGGTGAGAAAGAATAATGTATAGAACCGTATACGAAAAAGCAACAGGTAGAATAATAATTTGCAGAACTATGAGCGACGAATTACTTGCTGAAAGATTATCAAGAAATACAGATCAGGGTGCTTTAAATGTATTTACAGAAGATGTAAATAATTTTAAAGTAGATTTAGATACATTAACAATAGTTGCAAACCCTATAACTGAAGATTTAAATCACTGGTTAAGAACCAAACGCAAAGCAGATTTAATGAGTTGCGATTGGACACAAACAACAGATGCACCTCTCACAGATAGTAAAAAAGCCGAATGGGCTACATATAGACAACAATTAAGAGATATGCCAGAGACATATCCAGATGTCACAGATAAAAATAATGTAACCTGGCCTAATAAACCTTCTTAAAAATTGTAGAAAAGGATAAATAGTAGTACAAATTAAGGTTATATGCGAACACGCATATATCAAGTTCCTATAGGAGACGAGCATCATGAGTGGAAGACTACTATCATTCTCAAATTACGTGGGTGGGGCAGATAACGTACAAGTTATCGAATTATTCCCATCAACTCAGCAAACATTTACATACAATTTTAATACTAGTATAAGCAGTTATACATTTGCGGCAGATTATCAAACAATCATAGTTGACACTATGACATATAATACAACAGATGGGCAACCTAACTTTACAACAAGTGCTGTATTAGGAAGTTATGCGAATGCAGAAGTAGACGCCGCAAATATTAATGTTGTTGATGCTAGTCTAGGTACTGTTAATTTAACAATTCCTGCTCAAAGATATACAGGTAATATTATACCAGATGCTCGAACAAATGTACCAATCACGGTATTGTCTTTTAAATGGACCAATACAACACCTACACCTAATACAACAGAATCGCATAGATGGGCTATAATAGAACGATACGAACCAGATGTAGTTATAGGTGATCCAATATTAGGCGCAGGATTTACAGCAATACCAACTTCATAGGGGACTAAAATGGCATTAAGCAATATCACAGTCACCTCAACAGAAGCAAACGTACAGGTTGACATAACAAATACTACTGTAACAGTAGGACAAACAATAAGCAATGTAAATGTAGGCGTAGCGGCATTTGTCAGTAATGCAGAAATAAGAAACGCTATAACATTTACCAATACATATGCTAGTAGCGGTTTAGATTATAACCAAAGCAATGGTGTTATAACATATAATTTAAGACCTAGCCTAGGTATAGATTTGCCTACTACAGGTGCTGCTTCTGATCAAGGAAATATAAGTGTAGACTTCTCCCCTGATTTATTCGTTGAATCTAATACAAGTCCAGGCACTATGAGTGTTTACACCACAGCAAGGGGTACTCAACTTGGCGATACTATTACTAGTTCGATTCCTGAAGGCACAACTACAAGAAATAGTAATGCATTCGTAGTAACAAATAGTCTAGGTAACGCTAATATCGTAGGTAATTTATTTGTTCAAGATGGTGGAATAGGTACAGAATATAATACTAGAAGTAATTTTGAAGGTGACCTTAATTTAATATATGAACCTGGCACGCAAAGCACAGCCCGTTTTAGAATTGGTAAACACGTAGAACAAGCTCATAATCCTACTTATGCCGCAGATTGGGGTATTTCTATACCTCCTGCTAATACTAGCTTTGGTACTGGAACAGTTGCTATGGTTGTTGATGGTGGTAATTTAATACTTAATGATTCTATTCTTGAATTGACAGGCTCTGGACATATTGATACACCTTCTATAACTACTAGTACTATATACTCTAATAACTATTATGCAAATAGTGGTAATATAGAGATGTTCTCTAATGTAGATGTAAGGGCTCCTAAAAATGTAGTTCTAAATGAGGGTAATTTAACAGTAGGAGGCACAGGCACACCAGGATTAGATAAGGGTGGTAATATCTCAGCTAAAAATATTTTAGTTGAGCAAACAACAATGGCAAACGGTGAGCTGAGAGCAGGTAATGTTAGTGCTAATGTAGTTATAGCCAATTATTTATTTGGTGATGGTAGTAATGTTACAGGTCTCAGTACATTAACAAATACTCAAGCACAGACATTTATACAAGACAACGGACTAAACGGTAGTGGTGATATCACTATGACTGGTTTAGCACAATTTGGTAATAGTGCTACACAAACCCATACATTTACAGGTAACGTTGACGTCACAGGAAACATAGAAGTATCAGGTAACTTAAATTATCGCAATGTAGAAGATTTATATGTAAGAGATCAGAGTATAACACTGAATGCTAATGCGGCAACAGATGCCACAGTACAAATTATAGCAAACAGACCAGTAGCAGGTGCTAATACTGTATTGCGTTGGAATGAAACAGATGATAAATGGCAATTTACAAATGATGGTAGCACATATCAGGATCTTATAGGGTACACAAATTTAAGTGTAACACAGGCCAGTGCCAGTGGTGCAGGAACATTAGCATATAACAACACATCAGGTGTGTTTACATATACACCACCTGATTTAACAGCATTTGGTTTAACCAACGCCCAAGCACAGGCATTTATAGAAGCAAATGGCTTAGATGCTACAGCAAATATATCTACCACAGCATTCTTTGAAGGTGATCTAAATGGTGCTGTAACAATTGATGTTTACAACAATACCGGAGCACAATTAAACAAAGGTGATGCAGTATACCTAACAGGTGGTAATACAGGAGATAATCCAAATGTTGCACTGGCAGATGCTGATGATGTCACAAAAATGCCAGCAATAGGTATAGTCAGAGAAAACATAGCCGATACCGCAGTAGGACAAGTAGTTACTTCAGGTGAAATAAATTATAGTTCACACGGATTTACACTAGGCGCAGACTTGTTTATAGGCACAACAGCAGGTGCTTTAACAGAAACAGCACCCACAGGTGAAAGTGGCCTTATACAAAAAATAGGTAAAGTAGTAAGTTCAAATCATATATTAGTTCAGGGTGCATTTAGAACAAATGCTACACCTAACCTGGACGAAAACAATATCTTTATAGGTAATGCGGCTAACAGAGCCTCAACAGTAGCATTAGATAACCTAACAGCAAACATAAAAACAACAGGTAATTTACAAGTTAATCCAGATACCGTAGTAGGCGGATTAAAAGGTTTAACATTTGACAGTAGCACTAACAGATTGGGATTAGGAACAACTACACCAAGTGCAGGATTACATATATTCAGTAATAGCGATTTTGATGCACAGGTATACCTGGAAGAATATGTAGAATCTTATGCTGGTCCTGACTTTAGGTTCTTTAAGGCCAGAGGAACTAGTTCCTCAGCAAATGTTGTTCAGGCAGGCGACAGACTGGCAGACTATAAACCTTATGGCCATACAGGTAATGTATCTGCACCTTTCTCTTATAACGGATTTATCAACACATTATCAATGGTAACAGCAGTAGATAGCACTAGTGTCCCTAATGACACCACTATGCCAACATTATATAGTTGGGAAGGATACAAAGACGGAGATTATTCAGGAGGCACAGGCTATAATAGCCTTATGAAGTTAAGAGCAAATGGTGACTTCCAGATAGGTAACCTAGGATTAGGTAGTTCAAATACAGCACCTAATTTTGCAGTAACAAACAGCGGAGTAGTAGATGCCGTAGGTAATATTACTACAACAGCAAACATAAGCGGTAACTATATTTTAGGTAATGCAAGAGCAACTACAGGTATTATAACAACAAATGTTGCAGAAGGAACAAACCTATATTATACAGATGCTAGAAGCAGAGCGGCAGTAAGTGTAACACAGGCAAGTGCAAGTGGATCAGGCACATTAAGTTATGATAATGGCACAGGCGTGTTTACATATACACCACCAGATATAGCCGCAGGTGGTATTTCTAATGCCCAAGCACAGGCATTTATACAAAGCAGTGGTTTAACAATGACTGCCGACATCACTAGTGATAGTCTTATAAAAACAACTGGTAATCTACAAGTTAATCCAGATACCATAGTAGGTGGACTTAAAGGGTTAACATTTGATAGTGCAACTAACCGTTTAGGTTTAGGAACCACCACACCAAGTGCAGGATTACACATATACAGTGATGATGATTATGATGCACAGGTATACCTGGAAGAATACAAAACAGATTTGTATGGACCTGACTTAAGATTCTTTAAGGCCAGAGGAACTAGTTCATCACCCACAGCGGCTCAGGGTGGCGACAGAATGGCAGACTATAAACCTTATGGCCATACAGGTAATGTATCTGCACCTTTCTCTTATAACGGATTTATCAACACATTATCAATGGTAACAGCAGTAGATATTACAAATGCCGTAAATGACACTACTATGCCAACATTATATAGTTGGGAAGGTTATAAAGACGGAGATTATTCAGGCGCCACACCATATAACAGCCTTATGAAGTTAAGAGCCAATGGTGATTTCCAGATAGGTAATCTGGGATTTGGTGCGTCAAATACAGCACCTAATTTTGCAGTAACAAACGGCGGTGATGTAACTATAACAGGTGACACAACATTCACAAATGCCAATGTTATAAATGGTGTAGTAACAACTTCAGCAAATGTAAACATAAACACTAGAACAGATACGGTGCCTAGTAATGCCACAATAAGTGTAGCAGGTGTTCAGGCATATAATAATGGCACCCTTACAGAAGATAGTATTGATTTTACTGGTGGACAAATATTTGATGACGGCACCGCAGTAACATACAGTGGCGCAACAAATGTAGATGTTACACCATTAAATGGATTAGTATTTTATCTTAAATGGAATAGTGGAGATGGCGGCAGATACGAATTATTTGATGATTCTGG